CTCTTATCATTCCTTGCAAACATCTTCTTGATAAAGTTGCAGAAGCTTTAGGACTTAAAGAAACTATTTTACTAGCTTCTTCATAATCTTGCCTTATTTGTTCTGGAATATATTCAGGATAATGCTTATAATTAAACTCAGGTTCTATTCTTTTAATTTTAATAGGAGGCTCTACTCTATAAGTTCCAACAAGTGGATTTGAATCTAATTTGTAGTCTTTCATAATTATAGTCGCTCTATTACATTCAATATTAGGACATGTAATTATGGAAAAGAGCATTTCTTTTGTTTCTTTATTTTCGTTATATATAATTCCTTTTTCAAATAAGTTACTTCTTTCTATAGTTGTTTGTGTTTGACAGTAAGGACATATAAAATTAAAACCCATTAAAATCACACTCCATAAAATATTTTAAACATATAAAGTGTAGTTCTTTTATTCCCATTTGTCAAGTATATATAGAATTTTTATATACTCCTATTCATTCTTTCAATTTCAAGATCCATTGTTGCTATCATAAATAACTTTTCTTCATATGATAAATTTAATAGGTAATCGTATTTAAACCCTCTAAGCAAATAAAAAGAGAGGAATGCCATATCGGTATCCTCTAATATTAGTTTTTTATATCTTCAATCTCTTCTTCTAAGACTTTACTAGCTTTATCAGATTCTTCACCTAATCCATAAAGGTTTAAAATGAAGTTTGATAGCTTATTTACTTCACCTAAATTTTCATCAAATATAGGTATTACAATTTCATAAGGTTGTGCTACTTCATAAGTCTTTTGTAATTCTTTATCATGTAAAATAGGACAATGTTTATAAATTAATTTACAGTTAGCATTGTAAGCTGCTTCTGTTGTTTTTTCTTCTGTACTATCCATAATTTTAATTACATCTCTTGCTTTATGTTTTACAACTTCTATTGTTCCACCTAATACTTCTGAATTGAATAGCACCACTTTCATTTTATCATTTTCTGATTGTTGTTTCTTTGCAATTAATATTTCTAATGTTATATTTTTAGCCATTTTTATATCCTCCTTATATCATATCTATATATCTAAAATGTGAAAAACTAAAAGGAACTTCTTCCTCTCTCAATGCTTTATTTTCAAATTTTAATGCCATTAATTCACTAATTGTAACACCTGTTAATTCAACTCTTTCTGCCCCATAAGCTGTGGGATCATCTAGTTTTGCAACTATTTTAAAATCTGGCATATTACCATTTCTTATCCCATCAGCTAATAACTTTCCAATAATAGAATCTATTTTATGGAGTGTCATAGTTCCTTCACCAGTAAAGCCCATATATCTTTTTGACTTTCCTAGTTCTCCCATAATATCCACATCTTCATATTCTAATGTAACCTTAGCTTCAAAAGATTTAACAGAACCTAATTCTTCTCCATCTAGCCATACAGCCCCAAATGAACCTCTTAAAATTTTATTTTTATCCATTTTATTAGCCATCTACCTGTCCTCCTTTTAGAACATATTAATTGTAAACTTAAAGTCCTCAACAGCATTTAATATCTTAATTTTAGCTTTCATAAATACTTTTTTCTTAAATGCAGTCTTTTTAACTTTTTCATCATCCCATTCTTCCACTTCTTTTTTACCTACTCCAAGCCAAGCTAATCTTTGTGCTTCAACATCAACTTCTGAATAGTTATCATATTCTTTATCCAAAATATCCTCTTTTTCTAATTCTTTGAAATAGGCATTAATTGCAGTAAAGAATAAAACTTGATTATCATATTTGTTTTTATATTTACCTATCCATTTCTTGAATGTTGAGTAAATATCATCTCTCATTAAGTCCATAGATTCAATTATGATAATGTCTTTCATATCTTCAGTTTCATCTTGTGTAATCTCTTCTAAAGATGTACATGCTCTTGCAACTCTTATATCTCCTTCATCTTTATACAAACAGAAACCACCTTTATCAATAACATCATTTATTTCATCAAATATAGAAACTTCCTTTAAATTCCCACATAGAAAGCTAGTAGCTGATCTAGTCATTGGTAACCCTGCTAACATTCCTAGAATTGTTGGTACATATTGCCAACCTTCAACTTCTCCTCTATTATCTACAAATGTAACCTTGTCATTCATTAAGTTTACTATGCCTTTGTTATCTGGCTTAGTAGCTTTAAATACAACAGCTTTATAAGTTTTACCTGCTTTCCTTACTGACTTTATCCAAGAAACAAGAGTTGAAGTATCTCCATCTTTCCCATCATAAGCTAACCCTAGCCAGTTAATTCTTTCTTGTGCAACTTTTTTTAATGTGTCAGATAATGTTCCATCTTTAACATTGAATACAACCACTTTATTTGGAGTGTATTCAAAGCTATCTTTAATCAATGGTAATACTTCAGCAGAATAATCATCACTTTTTATATCAGTAATATCTTTGTATACCTTTCTATCCCATTGTTTAGTAGATTCTTTTACTATTAATCCAACTATTCCTAATTGACTTCTCTTAACAGCTGTTACTGCTAATTGTTTAAAAATTATCTCAATACTAGGTAATCCCATATATTAACCTCCTATTTCTTATCAAAACGATACTCTAATTCTTCCATCATTTAACTATCAAAACTTGCTATTAATACTCCATCTTCAGTTTCTTCAAACTCTATTTCATCAATAGGAATAGCAAAAGTTTCATTTACCCATAATGTGCCTAAGAAAGCATTTTCAATTTCATCAGATATTTTTAATCTTTCTTCTCTTCCTTTACCAGGTAAAGTAGTAAAAAAATAAATTCTGATTGTAAAGTTTCTTTCCTTAAAAGTTGTCATAAAAGCACTTGTTTTAAGACCATCTAACTCAGTTCTAAAACTAGGTCTATTGAATTTTTCAGATAAATCTTTACTATCAATTTCTATTTTAGGAAATGTTTCTTTCAATTTTGTATTAGCTGCTTTTAGTATCTGACTTAGTTTAATCATTAGAAACCTCCATTTTTAATAACTTCATCAATAAAGTTATCTGCAGCTTTTAAAAATTCATCTTGAAACTCTCTCTGTGAATCTTCTAAAATATGCTCTCCTTTTTTAAAACCATGTTCTTTACCAGTTTTATCTTTTATGATATGCCCATTTTCTATTAAATGAGCATGAGGCATTGAGTTATAAACTCTAACTGTATCTTCTTCACCTTTATATTTATAAACTTTACCTCTTTTAAAACCTTTCAAATAATTACCAGTTTTAACTTTTACTTTAGATTTTGCTTTCTTTTTAGCCTTAGCTTTTAATTTATTACCTTGTTTTTGTAAGAATTTTTTAGCTTCTTTTGGGTATTTTCTAGCAAGTCTTAATACTTCTTCTTCAAGTTCTTTTAAATCATCTGTTGAAAAAACTCCCATTTTTACTCCTCTTTTCTTACACAAAAAACTTCTATGAACTGATTATCTTTAAAATCTCTGTTAAAATAGATAACTTCATACTTCAAGCCCTCATAAATAAAAAACCAGTCCTTTTTTATTCCAGGAACTGATTTTACTCTAAATATGAATTTGAATTGATGTTGATTTTCTTCTGTTCCAGCTTCTCCATTTTTTACACTAGAATTTAAAGGAACTATTTCACAGTATACTTTTTTAAATAACTCTGGCTTTTTATCATTTTCTCCAAGTTCATTAATTGTGTATATCATGTGATATACATCAATAAAGTGTCTTAATTTCTTAGTTATATCATTCAAAGTTATCACCCACTTGCAACTGAGTTAATAAACTTCTAGCTGTATAACTAAGGTCTTTACTTTCCTTTTGCTCTCTGTTATCATACCAATCTTGCACAAGTACACAAGCTAGAATTTTAGCCCTTTTAATAAACTTTTCTTTTGTTACCTTTTTATCAAAGTCATTTATTGCATCTCTAAGATAATCTATTGCTGCAATCATTAAAGATTGCAACAATGTATCATCCTCATTGTAATCAATTCTTAGATAATTTTTAGCTTCTTCCAAAGTTAAAATATCTTCCATATTAATCACCTATTAAGCTGTTTCAATTTCAAGATACTTCATTGCATTTTTATCAACTTTTTTAACATCAAATCTTTCTATTGCTCTAATATAAGTAGCATTCTTAGTAAATCCAGCTTCAGTTGATACTGCAAGTTCTAAACCTTCTCTGTCAAAGAATGTTATAAATTCTTCTAAATCTCCAACAAATACTGGGGCTTTTGTTCCATTCATTTCTAATTGAGCGTCTGATAACATAACTATTTCTCTTCCTTTAAAAAGTTTTTTAGTTTCATCTTGTAAGCTAGTACCTAAAAGTGGTCTACCTTGCTTATCTTTTACTTTATCTAAAATATCAAAATAAGTTTGATTCATAAAAACTTTTGCATTTAATGATATTGCTGGATCTAATCCTTTATTTAAAGCAGTTGTTATTGCATCATAATCAGTTGCTTGTTCTGGATTTAAAGTTTTTAAAATAGTTAATATCTTTTTGTTTTCTGTATTTACAGCTTTTTTAATAAATCTTTTACCTATGTAAGCAGTTAAATTTGCTTTTTCATCTGCAAGTAAACTATTTGATATTGGGATAATATCTCCATAGTCAGCAACATTATATGTAACTTGTGCAAAATCTATATCAGATTGACCTATTTCATTCAATTCTTCAAAAGCTATTAATTCACCTGTTCCATCTGTTTCAACAGGCATAGTTCCCTTTAATGAAGTTACAGGTAGAACATTACAGTATTCTTTCAATGCTATTTTGTTTCTTCTTAATTCTTTTATTTCTTTGAATTGTTCAGTTGGAACTAAGTAACCACCCTTGCCATCTGTTGCTTCTACTTGCCCTGGTGTTCCAGCTGCATTTAAAAATTGTTTTTCTTCTTCTGTTATAGATTTTCCTAATAGAACTCTATTATAAATTCTATTAACACTCATTTCTTCCTTTCTTCCTAATGGTACTTTGTTACCTTTATTCATAACTGTTAAAGCCTCCTCTGTTTCTGCTTCTTTTATTCTATTTTCTAAATCTTTTAAACCATTTAACTTAGCATGTGCCTCTTCAATCTTTCCACTATCTTTTAATGATGTGATCTCATTTCTAAGTGTTTCTAATTCCTTTTTT